CTTCGTCCAGCTTGGTGGGGTCAATCTTCGCCCCTCGCAGCGTCTCGTTAAGGCCCGTAACGTACTCCGCCCACGCTTCCTTGCCGAAGTTGGCAGCTCCCTGCTCCAACCCCTGCTTGAGGGCCATCTCGTACATCTGCCTGTCCTGCAAATCTTTGAGTGGCAACCCGTCACGGATGGTATTCGGTACCGTCTTGTCGACAAAGTTGTCGATGCGTTCGTTGTTGGCAGTGCGGTCAGCGATATTGTTCGCTCTCTTCGCCTCGGCAAGGATAGCCTCATGGCGCACCCGCTCCGCTGCAGTACGTGATTGCTCGCGCTCCAGTTGTAGCTGTATGGCTGCCGTCTGCCCCTCTTCCATGCTCTTGCGCCAGTTCGCAGTGGCTATCTGTTCGGCAGACTGAGCGGCCTGCAAAGCCTGCTGACCCTCAAGCATGGCCTGCTGATACGCGCCTCTGTTTTCCTCTGTCATCGTAGCTAGGTTGAGCATCTGCTCATTGTGCGTCGCCTGTGCCTGCTGCCCCTCGCGCTGGAGGTCAAGCGAGCTGTCCCTGTACGCCTTGTTGTCAGCCGCTGTCTGTCGGGCAAGGTCAAGCTGGCCACCCATCAGGTCGGTACGCTGCTGCTCAATCTTGAACAGGTTATCGGCTTTCATTTTTTCAAGCTCTTCAGCTCGGTTGAGGTGGACTTGTCTGCCCAGCTCCATCAAGCCTGCACCCATAGCCCTCCAGCCTCTCTTGCTAGGCATCTTAATATCCTCCAGTCTGGTCAGGCGTTAAAGGCTGCTGCATCAGTGGCTGTTCCGGCCCCCATACAGTATCCATCTGGCGCTGATTCATGCCTTCCATCTGTTGCGGCGAAACCGTCCCGCCCGGGTCGAGGTTCTGCATCTCATCCCGCGTGTAGGGACGGAAGCCCGGAGGCAGATTTTGCGGGGACTGCGGCGAAGGCTGGCCACCCAGCCCCTGTGCATCCATCTGCGCCTGTATCTCTTCCACGCTGGGTATGGGTTGGCCATCAGGCAGGGTGAGATTCGGATTCTCTGCATCGGCGGCGGCCTCGGTCATAACGGAGTCCTGCTCTTTGTAAGGCAGTGTCTGTGCCATGAGGCCGCGATTGACCCCCTCGGCCAGCGGATTCTTGGAGCCGAAGACGGCTTCATTGCCTGCCCTAATCATGTCCTGCGGGTTAACGCCCTCAGCCTTGGCGCGATTGTTGACATAGTCCATGGCCTTCTGCGCCCCCGCGTCCGACATGTAGTCACGCAAGTCAGCGGCGGCGGCCTGCTTCATCTCAATGGGAAACTGGCCATTCTCGTCCTGCATCTGCTCACCGTGGAGCACCGTCACTTTAAGCAGCACGTCCTCTTTTAACTGCTGCACGTTGCTGCCCGGTTCGACCTGCCCTGCAGCTTGCGCCACCTCAGTCACCATATCTATGCACTCGGTGGTCACGCCCATCAGCATGTCCATGTCCATGTCGACCCGGGCAGTAGCCTTGTTCTTCTCAGCCACGCCCCTCACTGTCTTGTAGGCAATGGCGGCCATGGTTGCCTGCGTGTCGGTAGAGGTCTTGAGTTGCTTCACGATGGGTTCGAAACCCTTGCCATGAATGTACTCCATGGAGTCAAGAATCATGGTCTCAACCAGATCGGCTTCGCGTGGGTCTGGCCCCTTGGCATACTGTTCCTTGGCTCGCGTAACCATAATACTAACCTCCTGCCATCAGTGGCTTTTGCATCGGGCCACCGTATTGATCGCTTTCCGCGCCTGTTGGAATTCTCTGTTTGTATCCGTAGATACTCTGGAAAGGCCTCACCGTATTGCCCAACTGGTTCTGCATCAGGCCAGTCGCAGCTTGATTGGGGTCGTTACCCGCTTGCCCGCCCGAAGCCCCTTCAGGGGGAGGCGGCTCCAAGAAATTCTTGCCGGGGCCGGGGCCGCCGCTGGCATTTTTGCCTGTAAACTGGTTGCCGCCGAAGGCAGCATCGACGTTGTACTGGTTAAGCTGGTCTTCCTCGCCCTTGGCCATCATCCACGCGCCGACATAAGGGGCAACGGCAGTGCCAAACTTAACGGCTGATTCAAGGGTAAGCCCTGACTTAACCGCCGCCGGAATGGACTTGGCCGCACCTGCCGCCGTGGTGGCTGGGTTAACCGCTGCCGTAGCACCTGCTGGTGTAGTCGTGCTGAAGCCCGCGCCTGAAGCCGACCCCGGCATGCCAGTAGAAGTCCCAGCTACAGAATTTATTGGGTTAACTGTCGCCCCGCCAATACCGCCAGCGGTGCCTGTAGCGGCTATGCTATCCGCCGCGTTGGCAGCGGCTATCTTACTGCCTGCCCCTGCTCCCCAGCCTGCACCTGCACCTGCCCCCCAAGCTGCACCCAAACCTACGTGAGTGCCTGCAGCAACTGAAACGCCGCCTGCCGTGGTCATGCCGCCTGCGCCAACCACCGCACCTTGACCGATACCCATGGAGCCAGCAACGCCTGCGACGCCAGCCCACATGGTACTGCCCACCGCAGAGAAAAAGCCCCCAACCGAAGACACCCCGGCGAAAGCGGAGAAGCCGATGGTAGCTACACCTGCTGTGAACACGACGGCAGCGACCAGTACTATTTCAACCCAGTGTTCCTTGATGAAACTCCATACCTTTTTCAAGGCTTTCTTAACGAAACTCATGCTGCCATCTCCTGTACTTCATCTTTCAGGTTCATTACCCACGCGTCGCCAACTTTCCGCATCCCCATCATCTCGTAGAAAGCGTGTATTTTACCCGTTGGGTCATCGTTGGCTATACCCATAATTATCTTGCTCGCCCGATGCGCCTTGGCCCATCGCTTAAACTCTGCGAACAACTGAATACCACCGGAGTCGCACATAAAATGCACGTCGGTGGCATAGATTTCCTTGCATACAAAGAACTGGTCAACCGTTGCCAACAGGACGCCAGTGATATTACCGTCGTCGTCCTTGACGATAAGAGCGTCCATGCCTTCGGTGCGGATCATGTGCACCAAATTTTTCTTGACCAGTATGGAGTTGAACTCCAGTTCTTTCCAAGAAGACTTCTCGTGCTGCGCCTTGCAGACTTTTACAAGCTGCGCCACATCACCGTAGTTTGCTACACATGCTTTCATTTCATCACACCGGAGGCAAGGCGCTGGTTGTGTCGCCGTAAGTGCCACCCATGCCGCTTGAATAGGAGGCGGGCAAGTTAGTCTGCGCATAGTACGCAGCAAATGTGGCGGCCATGTCGGCAATCGCCTGCCGCCGTTCTGCTGCGGAGAATTTCTCCGACGGGTTGTTCATAATCGACGCGTACATATTGGCGAAGGCCGTCTCCCTGCTTATTCCCAACTGGGTAGCAGAGGACAACTGCGACTGCGCCCAAGCAAGGTTGTTGGACTTGGTGTTTTCCGCAGACGTCCAGTCCCGGTTGAGCTGGTTCTGCCACGCTTGGTAGTCCTGCGTGCTAACCCGCTCCGCTGTCTGCCAGTCGCGCTGGATAGCGTTTTCGCCAGACTGCCAGTTCTGCGTGCCAATACGCTCACCCGTGCGCCAGCTCTGTTCGCTCTCCCGCTCGCCTGTCGTCCATGACTGCGTGTCTTCCCTGTTAGCCGCTTCCGCCGCGTAGCCAAGGTTAGCCAGCCCCATCTGGTTCTCTGCACCCATATTTTCAGACGCGGTGCGGGCATGCACACCTGCGTCCTGCAGGGCAAAGGGCTGGGCGGCATCAATCATCATACCCTGCGCATTGCCTGCCGTAATGGAGCTGTTCATTAGCCCCCGGCTTGCGCCCTGCGCGGCTGCGCGGGCACCGACGCGCTGCATCAGCGGCGAATTCGAACCCGTGATCTTGTTCAGATGCCAAGCCGACATCTCCTCGTCACCGACACCTCGCGTAACAGCAGTGCCCTGCGGCGCGTTGCCGTACTGATTAGGGATGGTGCCAGCGTAGTTATACGACTCGTACTGCGAGCCACTACCACCACCACCACCACCCGCAGGTGGCGGAACATACCCTACGTCTGGCGGGGACTGTGCCCCGTCAGAAGGGTTGGGGTCGCCCGGGCCGCCCGGGGTGTTGTTTTCGTCAGTGTTTGTTGCCATGTTATAAATCCTGTTTCAGAGCTTTATCATCCGAGAATGTCAGCAACTGGATGGTGTGGGGAAATTCTATCGCACTTGAGTGCGCTATGCGTACAGAAACTGCGAAGCCTCTGGCAGTCATACGCCCCTTGGCATACTTTGGCTTGGGCGAATCTTCGGGGGGCATGGTGCTATACCCCAGTTCAACGTCTTCAAAAGGCAACTCCGGCACGTCCATGTCTTCATAGTTTACAGAGCGGGACATGCGCAGCTTAGCCGTGCCTGCGCAGGTTCCGTGAATCTGGAAAGCGTTGTACCTCTTGGCCATGCTGATATTAGGCCCGCCCTGCTCGTCACTGGAAAAGTGATAGGTCAGGTCAAAGTGCGCGTCGATGATACCGCCATCAAAGCTCCGGCCCCTGTCCAGTTCATACACGTAGCTAAGCTCTTCGCCCACTGTCGGCGCGTAGTCAAACGGCAAAGGTGGGCGGGCTTCGGCTGATATGAACGCGCGGTCACGGCCATCTGGTGTGACCCCGGAGGCGGTGGCATAACAGCGCACGTACTGATTCTGATCTGAATTGAACCAGTACTTCTGGATGGTGTTCTGTGGTGTCTTCTCTGGCCCCACGTAGGTAAGGGTCAGCACGTACCCATCGGCAAAGAACAGACGGTACTGGTTTTTATTCCTGACCACGACGCTATTGACCACAGATTTATCCGAGGCTTCCAGTCCCGCTGCTGTCTGCAGCCTGTCAAGCAACCATGGCGACACGTCGTAAGTAAGCGGAGCCGTGAAAAAATCTGAATACTGATCCATGGTCTCCAGCGTTTCTATGCCCCTGAAGCTGGCAAAGATAGGGCGGTTGCCCATGCTCTGCACCGTGTATTCAATGGCCCCCACCTTGTGGTTCACAACCTGAGTGCGTGGAGTCTCCAGCCCACCGTTGTTGCCCATCAGCACATGGGTGGCCGACTCGGTAAACACGCCCAGCGCGTCGCCGGATACAGGCATGAGTCCGGTTATCTTATCGCCGAAACCGTAGGAAGCTGCGAAGAACTGGCCGTTAAAAGACGTCGGGCCGTTTGCATCTGAAACGTACACCTCTCCCCACTTGTAGCCAAGGCATAGTCTGCTCTGGTGCTGCGCCAAGTGGCGTGGCATCTCCAATAAAGAACCGACCCCAGTGTCGATATAGTCCAAGGTCGAGCCGTCATACCAGAACGCAGGGCCAGCACCGCTGCACCCGTAGATGGCGTTGGTGCTTTCACTCGCGTAAAAATTATACGAGATCATCTCGTAGCGGCTGTTCTGTTCGTCGAGCTTCTTGGAGCCGGGGAGCGTGGGCAGGATAATTGTGCCGACCACCACTGCCACCAAGTCGCCAGCGCCGCCGGGTTCCGTGCGTATCTGTGTGCCTGCCGGGATGGAATTCGTTGACCAGTCTTTGAGAACAAAATGGCCTGATGCCAAGTCAGTGTCGGGGTCGTCGTAAGGCTTCTCTGCCCACTGGCCTTTTTTGACCACAACATTCGTGACATTGATGTAGCCAACCTCGGTGCCGCTGCCAAAGAATGGCTGCTCCCAAAGGTACAGCTTGCTGGCTGCTGTACGTGTGCCCGTCACGATAACCGATACCGAATCCAGCACGGGCTGGGCATCGGGGCCGTAGGCAGCGGCGGAGAACTGTATGCCAAAGTCCGGCGATACCAGCGTCTGCGGAGTCAGGTCTATGCCCCACCAAGTACTTGGTTCCGTAGGGGCCAGAGATGAGTACAGAGCACCGACAATATTGCATGTCGACGTGTTGATAGGGGTGGGCACCCCGGCTCCCAGTGCCTGCACGCGCCAGCTTGACCAAGAAGTTCCTATGCCCCGGCAGAAAAACTCTACCTGCATACCCGTTATGATGTCGTCTTCAAGCAGGGGTAGCTGGAAATCCCATGCTTCTATTTGCACTGTGTAAACACCCTCAAAGGTGCCGTCAAAAGATGCTGCTATGGTGGCCCCGTCCTTTGCCTTGATGTCATCGACGTTGCCTATCCACGCGTTGACAGGGCTTACGCCTGCCAGAACCGAGTTGGGAAACGCGGCTACCTGAAACTCAACAAAGCCGTCCGGGTCGAAAGGGTCTATGGTGCCGTTTTCAAATTCAAGCAGCGCGTTCGTTGCCGCCGATTCCCAGCCTGTGTCCGTGCTTCTCCATAGAGTAGCGGAGTCAGCTTGCGTGGCCACCGACTGCACGGTGAGTGCGTCGACGACAGCCGGATACATGATAGCCTCTACTGCCATGGAGCCAACAGTTGTCTGGTTGTACAAAGCCTCACCTTGTAGAATACTCGCTCCCGACGTGTTGTAAAACGCGGCGACACCAATGCCGTTACCGCTGGGGAAGCTGCCGTCCCTCCTGTTGACGTGGGCAACCGAAGCTGTCCAGCCGGACGTGCCGCCAAGTACTTCATCACCAACATCGAAAGTTCCGAAGCCCGTGTTGAACCGTATGGTCTCGCAAATATCTATGGACTCTGCGTCGACCAAGCTAAAGCCGTCCTGACTGACTGGCGATATGTTTACTTTCCTTGTGGTCTTGTTGACAGACATTACCAAGCCAACTTGGTTGGCCTCGTTTGTCACGTACATTCCCGGCTGAAGCACGCCTTCGTCACCCGCAGTGACTGTGATGTCTATCATGTCACGCACGGCGTACAGTTGGTCTTCGTGGAAATGAAGCCCGACAATCGTGCCGCCGCCCGGAACCGGGTTAACGGCGTTGCGCAAAACAGTGGCGTGGCTGTCCAGAGCTTCTATGTAGGTCTGATGATCGGCATAGTAATCGGCGAAATTACGAACGACTGTCGTCGCGGGGGCAAGGAGGAAGTACGCGTCCGAGTCGTTGCCAGTGATCGTGCACTCCCACACGGGCCGTTGGCGAGCCGCCCTGAACACGATGAACAACCGCCACACTTCACCCCATGTTGAGTAGGCACTCTCTATGGCCACCAGCGTACCGCAGGAACCGGAGTCGCCGGAGATAGTCCATGTTAGCGTCTCGGGGGAAGTGAAGCCGCCAGTTACCTCAGTCTTGGCAACCTCAATAACCCAGCCCGTGGTGCTTGAAGGGCTGGTCTGGCCGTCGAATCTTTCAAAGCCGTCGATGCGGGACATGCCGCGCCGCCAGCCTGCTTCGTAATTAAGACACTCGCGGATTCTCCCGGGAAGTGTGGCAGGTCTGGCCCGAACCAGATCGAGACCACCGTCTATAATTACATTGTCCATTAGCTCCGATCACCGGGGATTGAGTACTCCCGCAGCTCATTTTGCCTCAGCTTGTTCATCTTGTCCCGATACAACTTAGCCGCCCGCTGGAACTGTGGGCCTGTCTCGTCAAAGCCTGCGTAGTACGTCATCGCCTTGTAGACAATAAGCATGTGGTGTTTCTCGGGCAAGCCTCTCGGCGTGCTGGTATTACCAGACATCGCAGTAGGCAACATCTTGAACTCTATCTGCAGGGCAAAATTCGCATGGCCTGTGGCGCAGTCGAACACGATGCAGTTCTTGCGGTTGATTGAGAACCGCGTGGGTGTGCCACTGCACTGTGTGTTATACCTGTCCGTCTCACCGAAAAACTGCTCGGGGATAACGTAGTAGCATTTATTTTTAACAGGGGGGCTGGTGGAATTGTCCACCAGCCATATGTAACGGTAGTCGTACTGTGCGACAAAAGGTACGAGGGTGTCGTAAATAGTCTCCCCTTCCTTCAGGTCGACAAGCACGCCGATGGGAACCTCCACGATTCCCTCGGCTATGTCTACTTGCGTGCGACCTACCATGAAGTCCCACTGGTCTTGGTCTTCTTGGATTTCCTGCCACGCTGTCTGAATCCAGTTGATAAGCCGAGTACGGTGCTCCGTTGTCGACCCGTAGCCAGCGGCTGGTGGTATGTCAACAGAGTCGATCTTTGCTTCTAACTCAGTTCCGGTCTCTGTTGCTAACCTCTTGACCAACGTGAGGAAGTCCATAAGCTATCATCCAGCGGCAGCGTGTGAAATATCAGGTTCTCCGAGGTTAACGCGACCTGCGGCCTTGCCACACTTGGCATCAATGGCTCCATGCAGATCAAGCTCGTCCCAGTCTTTGCCGACGTTGATGCTCAAGCGCGAGCAGATTTCTTTCAGTTGCCTGACTGAATAGCCCTTGAACCCATTGGTGGCATCATGTAGCTGGGTAATCATATCCAGCATATTTTTCGGGAGGTGCGCTGTCTTGGGGTCTGGCCCTAAGTCAGAGTACATGAACCGCTGGGTAGGAACCCAGCTATCTTCAAAGTAGATTCTCCCCTCGTCGTCAACCTTGCGCTTCCTTACCAAGCGGTTGCCAGCGGTGAGCTTCAAGATTTCCCAGATCGGATAGGGAACGGCAACAGGTATGCCCATCGGCACGTAGCAGTGCAGGCGGCCCCACGCAAAAAACTGCGGGCGGGTAGACTCGTGCTGCATGGCCCGGTGTAGCTGAACCATGTGGCGTCTTCCTTCCCAGCCAGCCTGCGAACGCAAGTTCAACTTGGCAAGGCCGAGAGCTTTGAGCCGATTCACTTCGGCAAGCCCGTCCTCGTCTTCGGCAACAACTTCACCGTAATGTGTGCTGCCCTCTGCCATCGCCTCGCTAAGCATCTTGCGCAAGGTAGTGGCGTTGTGACTCTTGGTATATTCAAGGCCCACGCTGTCTGCATAGGCCCGTAATGCTTCTAAATCTGCGCCTTCAAATCCGGTCTCGGCGGCTTCAGTAATACTTGTCATGGCTGCTCCTTGGTTCACGCGGGGGCAAGAGCGCCCCCGCGTGTGGTCTCTACCAATCTATCAAGCGTAAAGCTGTGACAGATCATCAGTGCAGGCGCACTCAATTCTCACGACCCACTCGTCGTTAAGAATCATTTTCAAATCCCACCAACGGCAGGCAACGTATGAACGCTGGTCTGTCGGGTCGGACTTGGAAGCGCCGCTCAGCACGTTGATTTTTACACCACCGTAGCCAGCTTTGCCTGCGCCCTTCAAATCTACCGTGCCCAGTGCATGCTTACCACACAACAGGATAAGGTAAACGTCGGCACTGGTGCCCGTGGTGCTCTTGACATTCTCACCTGCCAACGTCGCGCCAACATCAGGCACTGGAGTCAACTGTGGAGTCGAGAGAATACGGACATTCTCAATCGCACCGAATTCGTACTCGGACACAATCTTCTTGGCACCGTACTCGGCGGTGGTCTTGAAGCCCGGGAGCATCCTGAAGTCAGGGTGCAGGTCGGTGTGTGCATAAGCGTAGAACGCGGCTTCGATGGGGAATGTATTTTCATTGAGGCCACCGTGGTCAACCGTCGTGAAACGGGTGGCCTTGGCTGCCATCAGTGAACGTACACCTTCTTGGAATTCACCAAGTGAAATGGGTGCTACGACATCGCCACGGGCAGCAACGCCGCCTGCGAAGATAGCGTTGGTACCTGCGATAAACGCAGCCCAACCCACCGCTTCCTTGATGTTGGCAACGAGATCGGCCAGTACATCAGAAGAATCACGGATAGCATTGTCCTCACCCAACTCACGCATGCGTGAAGTGATTTCAAAAATTTCCGCGTACTCTCCCAACGTGCCGGATACGTCTTCGTATGCCAGACCGCGAGAAGCCGGGTTAACACCTTCCGTCACCTGATTGGTGTGGGCGGCTACGTTAACTGCCCGACGGAACGCAATGGTTTCTGCCTTGTTGGCAGGGATGTTCTTCTTGTCACACGCAATATCCAAGACCAGTTGTGGCCGTGCGCGTTCCAGAAGGTCGAGTTCGGCATAGACGTTAGTCCTGTTGCCCGGGCCTGTGGGGGAACCATTACCATAGGTGTCCACACCCCCGTAATGTCTGGCTGTAGTTGGCATATCAATTTACCTCAGCATGAAAGTTACATTCTGTTATCACGCTGCGCCCTTAACCTTCGTTTCACTTCCTCGTCCCAAATCTGTTCGTCTGTCATAAACTCTTGGGGTGTCCCCTGCGGCAAGCCCACGTCAGAACCTTGTGGATCAAGCCCGGGTACGGAGCGTAACTGTTGCCGACGCGAACGTACCGTTTGTACGGTAGATTGAGGTTGACTTGAAGCGGGGGCTGGCGGATTTTGCAACTGCCTTTGCGCCCATACATCCTGCTTATAGCGGTCAAGTATCCAGATGCACTCGTCAGCATCTTGGGAGTCTGCCAGTACGGCTACGTTACGCGGTTGCGTTTGTAGCCAGCGGCCAAAGTCCTCAGAAGGACGGATGTTCATCCAGTCCGGGTGGGCGGCAGACAATCTGTTTAGACCGTCCTCCCGTGCTTTACCGAAAGAAGCCTGCTGTATCTGCTCCAATCCTTGCGACACGCTGCCAAGTTGCTGTTGCAAGTTGTCTACGTGTTGCGCCTGTCTACCGAATAGGGCGGCAATCGCTTTGGCTTCTTCAGGAAACGCTGCCCTGAATTCCTCAAATTCTGGTACTTCCGCCAAGTCCAGTTTCGGAGTCGGAGGTTGTACGTGCGGTTGCCGTCCCGGCTGTTGGCTACTAGCTGCTGAGGAGTTCGTTGGGGCTTGAGGAGATTGGCCAACCTGCTCAAGTTTCTGTCGAAGTCTCTCGTTGGCTTGCTGCACCGGAGCCAACCTCCCGTGCAGTGCCGTATATTGGGTGCGCGTATCCGACAAATCCTTGTTTAGTGCGTCGAACGCGGCTTTTACTTCATCACTGGCATCAGCATACCATGCTGGTTTGTCTTCCTCAACGACTTGTTGCGCAGGTTTGGGCTGTTTTTCTACTTGTTGTTTAGGAGCCTTTTCCGGCTTGGCCTGCTTTTCGGGTGGCGCTGCATCACCTTCGCCTTCGTCAACATCCAACTGCTCGTCGTCTTCCTGCTTGATGCTTTCCCCTGAAAAAGACTGCAGGTCTTCTACCGCCACTCCCCGGCGGCGAGCAACCTCTGCTTCAAAAAGGTCTTCATCAGACATTTCTATCTGAGGTGGTTGTTCTTCTATGTGTTCAGTCTGTCCGGTCATCGTCTTCGTGGTCTCCGTTGATGAGGCCGATCACAAATCTCAGCCCCTTGATATGCCCACGCAACTGGGCGGTTTCGATAGCATCTTTGTCAAGACGCTCAAGTGCGGTGCGTTTGGTTTCTATGGCCGCCTCAATATCTCTCAAGAGAAAGCTTACGTCGGGTGCCAGTATGTCGAGTGCCATGTCAGGATAATACCTCTGTTTAGCCGAAAGAATCAAAACCTTTGGCTGCATTTTGTGCTCTAAGTGCAGCATTATATTGGTCAAGTCTCAGTCGGGCGGCATCAAAATAATCCTTGCTGCGCTGTGCCGTGTCTTTGACACTCAGGTCGGCGAGCATTTTTTCGCGGTTAGAACTGACCTGCGACTCCAGCTTGGAATATTCCAAACCTTCCTTGCTGGCAATTTCGATCAGCTTGGTCTCGCGCTTAATCAATTCGATTTGTATCTGGTGCTCGCGGTCACGCTCCTTGTCTTGCAGCTCAGCATACTTGAGTTCGAGGCCCATTATCTCCGCGTGGTCAACGACGTCGTATTGCTGACGGGCTTCGGCCTGCGCACGTACTGCTTCTGACTGCGCCCGTGCCTCGTTCAAAGCTGTTTCACTATCCAGCTTTCTTACCTCGGCCTCCTGCACCGGGTCAGGCTGCTGATTGGCTTGGTCTGCCTGCACCTGCTCGGGTGTTTTCATCAGCCCGTCAATGGTAATGTCGAGGAAGTTCAAGTATATCCTGTACAACTCGTCGACATGAATCAGCCCTGCTAACAACGGGTCGCCAGCGGCCATCTGCAGAAGTAACTGGGCATGCTGGGCCTGCGTATCCTTTACCAGCAAATGGCTCGCGCCACGCACTTCCACCATGTAGTCGCCCTTGGCATCAGCGTGCTCGGGCAGGTCACTCTCCATGAACCAGTGATACAGCTTGGTTATCAACCTGTCGGTAACATTATCGTCCCAAGCATGCGCGGCCTGCCGCTGCACGATATTGGTCTGGTTCATCACCGTAATCTGCGCCATGCCAGACAGGCCTTGATTCTGGCTGTTGCCCGGGCCACCATCGCCCAGCATCAAAGGCAGGTTTGTATTGGAGTCGGCGTTCTGCAGTGCCTGCTGGTAAACAGGCATCGTGGTATTGACTGTCGACGGGATAGTAGCCACTTCGAAGGCCTGCGCCATGGGCACGTCAACGTCGTTTTTATACCACAACTTCGGCCCTGCTATGTGGTACGACTTGTCGGCAGGGATGAGCACGCCTTTCTCAATGGCGATCTGCGGGCCGGACGAAATGCTCACATTGTGCAAGATAGCCGTCCAGATCATGTCGATAACGTACTGGTCATCGCGCATCACAAACGGCACACCGAACCCAAAGATGTTGGTCTCGTCTTCCTCGTAGCACCACACGTGGTAAGGCAGTGAAGACTCGGCCTCCAGCGGTGCCATGTCTATGCGCACGACGATGTCGTCACAAAACCACACTGCCCCGTAGAAGCTGGTGAGTTCGTCGTCTTCCTTGATGTCAAAACCCATGAGCCGTAAGACTTTGCCGTCGATCACGCCTTGGTATTCCCACACGGCGCGGCTGTTGTCATAACGCGACATGCTGTAGTTGGTGATGGCAGCACGCTTGGCCATGATGCTCTCGACGGCACCGAGCGAGGCTTTCACCTTCAGCAGCTTGCTAACCTGCTTGGGGTAGAACCCGTGCGTCTTGACCATCTTGCGTATCTGCGTGTCGGTAAGGATGTGCAGTTCAAACGACCCCTCACATTCCTCAATGCAGCGGGCGCGAAGTGGGAAGAACATCCACGGAGAAACCCGTGCTATGCCCGGAACCTCCACGCGTTCCACCTTAATCGCCGCCACCGAACCAGTCTCGTCAGACACTGTTTCATAAGAGCGTTTAGTCTGGAATCTAACATACGGCCCCTTCAATATACCTGTGCCCACCTTGCAGCCGTCCATGATACTGGCGCGGCCCGCGCGGGCGTAATCATTCTCTGACAGCGCGTCGCGTACCAACTGGGTCATTTTACGGCAGCGCCTGCTGGCCACTTTCTGTGCCAGCACATCATAGTTTGGCTCTACTTGCGGTGCGGCTGGCGGTGCGGCTGGTGGCGGCTGCCCGCCCATGGCACCCTGCGCTTGATCGGGAGCTGGCCCCATCATGCCCTGCTGTGGAGGAGGTGCCTGCTGTGGAGGTGGCTGGTTCAGTGCCTGCTCTTTCTTGTACTCCTCCATTATCAAGTCTATGTCTACGTCTGGATATGGGGAGGGGCGCAATGCCCAGTTCGGCGCGTTGGTCGGGAACAACATGTCCCCGATACGGGCGGAAGCGATGCGTGTTTTGCTTCGCGTCTTGTTGTCAACAGTGGAGCCACGCCCCGGTGCCCCGCGTGCATGCCCCGATACGATGTCTTCCTTTTCTAAGCTGGCGTCGCCCGTGCCCCAGTACTGCGCCTCATCAGCCAGCATACGTGTTTCGATTGGCGTCTTGTCGGCAATGGCGGTGCCAAGGCTGGTGTTAAGCTCCCGAGCCAGAGCAGCAAACATGGCTTCTCTCGCTGCTTCATGTTCGATGGCTTCCTCGGTTTCAGGCTCGTCGGAGACCATTGCTAACTGTTTGCTTGCATCCATTACACTACTCTCCGTCGCCCGTAGAAGTTAACCTCTACGATGTTGTCATCAATATCGTCACCGCGCGTCTCGGCTTTGGTCTTGGCTTTCTTCAACCCTGTCAACGCGTAGCGCAGGGCTGCTATAAGATCGTCAACTTTATCCACCACCTTGCCGTTCTCGTCACGGTGGTAGCGGCGCATCTCTTCAAGCAGGTATGGGCACGTGTCCATTATCTTCAGAGTGCCTGCAGCCAGCCGCGTCTGTACAAGCATGATGCTGGACTCAAGCGAACCCGGGCCTTTCACCACCTTCTTCAGCTTCAAGCCCTGCTTCTTGTAGATGTCTATCATACGCTTGCCGTCATCGGCATTGGTACCTGCTGTCTCCGCGATGCCAGTGATCCACTCGCCTCGCGCCTTGATGGCAGCGATGTGGATGGGCGGCTCGGCCAGTGCCCGACGATGCTCCGAGTAAACGTAGACGATGTCCGTCTCCCGATCATGCGCCAGCCAAACGGCTGCTGTCGGATGCACCCAGCCAAAGTCCAAACCGTAGAGCCGCGCCCAGTAATCGGGGCACTCGTTGGTTCGTATGGTGTACGAATCCGGGTCGATGGTGAATATCGCGCCTGTGCCTAACTGAGGTTCGCCGTAACGTCTGGCTCGCAACTCGTGGTTAGGGTAGCGGCTCTTCATGTCGTCGATCATGGCCTTGGTAATATGGCCAACATCGTCCCACCAGACATTGGTGGTAAACACGGTGCCCTCTTTGGCACGGCGCATCAGGTCGCTGACCAGCGCGGTCTCGCCCTTCAGCGGGGTAAACGTATTGAACACGATACCGCCCGTGGTCATGGTACGCATGAGGTTCTCGGAGTGAATATCCATGGGAGCTTCTTCGTCCTCCCATATCACGTCGCGTTCCACACCTTCGAAGGCTGTACGACCTTGGTCGTAAGACCTTAGTCTAAGCATAGACCACCCTCCCGACTTGTGTTTAACGGGCACGCCGTCAAACAGGCCGGAGGCAGACCTCGAAGCCGTGCACTTGTCACGGTCTAAATTTTCACCGGGAATCAATCCGGTTCCAAACTCTCCTTGTTTTCCGAGAAGAACTTGTTGAACTGTATCTCTAGTGATCTTAGCTTCCTTTCCGCAGGCAAGAGCTTGGATAGGTCGGTTAAATCGTTTGCCTGACCACCAGTGGGGGTATTCCCCGGTAAGATGTAATGCGGTTTCGTAGCCTCCCGCCACTGATTTTCCAGAGCGAT